GCGGCCAAATTACTTTGTGCCGGGTCAATCTGTTGTTGTAACCGGGGCCGGAGCCTACAACGCGACCTATACAGTCACCGATGATCGTATTGAGCCTTATACCTTTACCGCTGCAACAGCGGCGGCTGATCGTGACTATCCATTGCCGTTTATTCCTAACGCATTGGCTACATTATCCGGCGGATCAGCCGCATCACTTTATGCAAACACTCCCCCGATTGAAAACGCCATCTTGGTTGTAGCTGTTGAAATTTTCCAAAGCATCACAGCTCCCGGCAATCAGATCATGTCAGATAATTTTCAACCATCGCCATTTATTTTGGGGCGCAGCTTGAGCAACAGAGTGATCGGGCTTTTAGGTCCATTTTTGGATGTTGAAACGATGTGCCAATGACTATCGAAGCCGACATCCGCACACCATTGCAAACAGCACTTTCGACAATAGCGGCCAATGTGTACAACGGAATTCCAGAGACAATGACGAGTCCGAGCATTTGTTTGATTCCGGACGCGCCGTATCTTGAAAGCGTTTTAATCAATGGCGCAACCACAAAAGTCAAAATCAATTTAACTGTGACAGGCGTTGTTGGTTATTCAAACAATGCTGCAGCTTTAGACAATTTAGAACAATTGATGATCAGTATCATCGGCACAATGCCCAGCGGTTATGTTGTGGGCAATGTGAATCAACCTCAACCATTGGAAGTCGGTGCCGGTAAGTATCTTACGGCCGATTTACAAGTCAGCACCTACTACACCGACTAAGGAGAAATCATGCCAACAACAATCATCACCGGCAGAGACATTACATTCACCATTGATGGTGATGATTTTGATGCTCAAGCCACATCAGCCACATTAACTGTTGATTCAACAATCAACACCTATCAAACACTCGATGGCAAGGCGTATTTTACAACAGATACTCAAGGCACATTCGCTGTCGAAATGCTTGCAGATTGGGGCGCGGCTTCATCATTGTGCGAGGCACTTTGGACATCTGCAACAAACGCACCAAATACAGGATTACCAGTTGTATTTGTGTCTGCCACAGGCGCATCATTTGCTTTTGATGTACAGCCAATTTTGCCGTCTGCCGGCGGTACAGCACCGGACGCACAAACCGTTTCATTATCATTCATGTGCGTCACTACTCCAGTTTTAACAATTAGCTAAAAGATAAGGAATCGGGAGCATGAAACTATCAATCTCAATCGAATACACGGCAGGAAACACAGAAACCTACATCGCGCAGCCGCCGGAGTGGGCTAAGTGGGAAGGCAAGACAGGCTTTACCATCCAGCAAGCTCAAGAAAAGATCGGCATCGCTGATCTAATGTTTTTGGCTTATCACGCAATGAAACGTGAAGCGGCTGGAAAGCCTGTCAAGCCTTTCGAAATTTGGTCTGAAACTGTTGCCGATGTAACAACCGGTGACAATGACCCAAAAGCCACAAGCGCGGAAGTCTAAGTCGTTTATTGGTTGAACTGTCTATTGAGACAGGCATACCAATGAGTGAATGGCAAAGCGCAGAGGATATTTTATCCGCACTAGAGATTTTAAAGGAGCGAAATGAGCGAGGAAGCGGTCGCGTACGATAAAGCCGATCTCCGCAAAATCTATTCGGCTTTTAAAGCTATGGATGAACAAGCTGTAATTGAGGCCAAAGATGTCAGCAATGGATTGGCCACTTACCTGCAAAACAAAATTCAAAACAATGCTTTGAATTCAAAGAATAAGGTTGCTCCAAAAATTGCTTCCGGATCGAAGGTTTCAAAGTCATCTAAAACCGGTGAAATTACTTTTGGTTTTGCATCTCAAAAATTAAGTGGTGGTGGCACAACGCAGCAACTTTGGGGCGGTTACGAATTTGGCTCAAACAAATTTAAACAATTTCCGGTCTGGTCAGGCCGCGAAGGTCGCGGATCGCGTGGATGGTTTATTTATCCAACATTAAGAGCCGAACAAAGCCATATCATTTCGCAATGGGAAAATGCTTTCAGTAGAATTTTGAAGGAGTGGTAATGGCTGTCGGATCAAGATCACTTAAACTTTCCATTCTTGGCGATGTCGATCAATTAAAAAAATCGTTAAGCGAAGCCAATGCAGGAGTTGAATCCTCCGCTGGCAAAATTGGTGATTTTAGCAAAAAAGTTGGTGCCGCTTTTGCGGTAGCCGGTGCAGCGGCGGCAGCTTACGCCGGAAAACTTTTAATTGATGGCGTTAAGGCTGCAATCGAGGATGAAGCTGCACAGGCAAAACTGGCCACAACATTACAAAACGTTACAAACGCCACCAAAAAGCAAATTGAACAGGTTGAAAAATACATAACCAAAACGACTTTGGCATCAGGCATCACAGATGACAAATTGCGTCCAGCCTTTGATCGATTGGTGCGATCCACTAAATCGGTTGATCAAGCTCAAAAGCTCACAAATTTGGCAATGGACATTTCTGTGGGTACCGGTAAAGACTTACAAACAATTTCGGAGGCATTAGCAAAAGCCTATGATGGCAACGTTACGGCTTTGGGCAAGCTTGGTATCGAAGTCAAGAAAACGATTGTCGATAGTGCCGGAGTCACAAAGGCTCATGAAGCTGTTGAAAAAGCTACAAATGCGGTTGCGGCAGCCGAACTCAAATTTGGAATTAACAGCGAAAAAGGAAATGCCGCGCGTGCCAAATTAGAGGAGGCAACAACAAAACTTGGTGATGCCACAGGCAAAACTAAAGAGGTCAATGCTGAATTTAGCACAATCATGGACAAGCTCACCGATACTTTTGGCGGTCAAGCATCAACAGCGGCGGAGACATTTCAAGGCAAGATGACGCGATTGCAGGTTGCTTTTGATGAAGGTAAGGAAACAGTTGGTGCATTTGTATTAGATGCCATTACACCACTCGTTTCGGCTTTTGTTTCAAAAGCTGTTCCAGCAATCACAGCGGCAGCCGATTCAATTGGTAAGGAGTTACAGCCAGTATTTAAAACTTTGGGTGATTATTTCAAAGAAGTATTGGTTCCAGCATTTAAGGCTTTATACGATTTTATCAATGATTATGTCGTACCAATATTAAAAGTCACGCTTGTTCCGATTATCACAGCTGTATTTGATGCTTTTGGTACTATTGCTAAAGCTTTGAAGGATAACGAAACAAACTTAAAACCATTGGCAGATGCTTTTGAAGTTTTGGCTAAATTCTTGCGAGATACTATTGCACCAATTTTAGGTAAATTTGTATCAGGCGCAATTACTGGCATTGCCGATGTAATTACTGGATTGATTGACGTTGCTTCATCCGTTACAAAGGCCGTCACGGCTGGATTTAAAGCTGTCAAAGATTTCTTTGTGGACATAAAAGATTATTTGGCCACATCAGCAAAAACCATTTTTACACCACTTTATGACGGCATGAAAGCTGTGCTTAATGGAATTATTGGAATATGGAACAAACTTGATTTTGCCATTGACATCACCGTTCCCGATTGGGTTCCAATCGTAGGCGGTAAAGGCTTTAAGGTTGCAGACATATTTCCGGATATTCCATTGCTGGCAAAAGGTGGAATTGTAAATTCTCCCACGCTTGCCATGATTGGTGAGGCTGGCCCGGAGGCCATTGTTCCATTAAATGGATCGGGCGGTTTTGGCAACACTTACAACATCACCGTCAATGGTGCCGTCGATTCCGAAGGCACAGCTCGTCAGATTGTCAATCTTTTAAATAATAGCTTTTATCGTGGCACAGGTGGCGCAACGGCTTTGGTGACATCATGACGGTTTTTAATCCAGTTTGGCAGGTCGAAGTCAATGGTGTTTCATACACCAATTTTGTGCTTGCCAATATGACTATCAATTCCGGTCGAACAAACATATATGAGCAAGCACAGGCCGGATATTGCAACATTCAATTGATTAACATTGATCAGACAAACATTGAATTCAATATCAATAACACCGTCAGCATTTCATTAAAAGATTCGACAAACACTTTTGTGCCAATCTTTGG